GTTCTTCTGTTGTTGGAATTGCCACAACTACAGGAATTGGAGTACCTTTAGCACTCAAATTTACTTTAAATCCATCACCACCAGATCTTCAAGTTGGATATCCTGTTTACATTTCAAATACTAGTGTTGGTAGTGGAGTAACATCCATTGATTCTTCAAACTCCAATATTGTTGCGATCAGTACATCATATTTAAATAATATCTATAAAATTCATGCATTCAATTCTACGACAGGGATTATAACATGCAATATTGCATCAAATACTTCTATTGTTGGAATTGCAACTACCGGAACTCTTAACTATCCTGTAGGAAGAATGAGTTGGGGTAGATTATCTGGATTTACAAGATCTTCATCACCAATATCAATTGCTGTTACCGGATACACATCCAGCATAGGTATAAGTAGCGAAGGATATAGTGCAGGTCTTTCAACATATCCAATTATACAAAGAAGAGGTTATGGGTTAAGAAGTAATGGATCTCTTAAAAAGGATAAAGTAACATAACCTCATATAAATATAAAAAAACAGCAATATAAATGTCTGCACTTGTAACAGATCAATTTAGAATTCTGAATGCCACTAATTTTATAGAATCGGTAGATAATGATTCATATTATGTTTGGGTTGGTTTAACTAACCCAAACAGATATACTGGATTTGGTAGAAATGAAAATTGGGATGGTGGAACAACTCCTGCGGGGTCTCCAGTAACAAATGGTGTAGTTCCAAACCCTATAGATAATTTAGATTATTTAACTCAGTATGAAGATACTCTTCTTTTTGGGAAAAAAATTACATCAACAAATATAAGAAGAGTTGTAAAAAGAGTTGATTGGGTAAGAGGTAAGAAATATGATATGTATAGGCATGACTACAGTATTAACAATCCCAGTCCAGTAGCAAAGAGAGCAAGATTATATGATTCTGAATATTATGTTTTAAATAGTGACTATAAAGTTTATATTTGCACTAAAAATGGATCGAGTGGGATTAATACGACAGGAAATCAGTCTTTATACGAACCAACACACACTGTTTTTGAACCATCAGTAGCAGGAACTGGTGGCGATGGATATTTTTGGAAATACTTATTTACCGTTTCTCCCGGAGATATTGTAAAGTTTGACTCTACAGAATATATTACTCTCCCCAATAATTGGAGTACTTCTACTGATTCTCAAATTGTTTCGGTAAGAGAAAATGGAAACTCTGAAGTAAATGGTAATCAAATAAAGACTGTTTATATTGATAATCCAGGAGAAGATTATTCTTTCGGATCTCATACTGTTCCTATTTTGGGAAATGGAACTGGTGGAGAAGTTTCTGTGGAGGTAAATTCCAATGGAGAAATCATCAATACTACAGTAGTTACAGGTGGTACAGGATATACTTATGGGATAGTTGACTTGGGATCTATTCAACCATCTGGAAATATTTCAAATCCAGCAAAACTTATTCCAATAATTCCACCCTCTAAAGGTCATGGATATGATTTATATAAGGAACTGGGTGCCGATAAGGTAATGATTTATAGTAGATTTGATGATTCTTCTAGAGACTTTCCAATTAATACCAAGTTTTGTCAGATTGGTATATTAAAAAATCCAACAAAATTTGTAGGAATTGAAACTTTTACAGATTCCCAATTCTCAGGTCTTTATAGCATTAAATTTAATGATGATGGGGTAAATAACATTCTCCCCACAATTGGAGAAAAAATAACCCAAAACGTTACTGTCGGGATTAGTACCAGAATAGCAGTTGGGTATGTTGCATCGTATGATTCTGATACAAAAGTCTTAAAATACTTTAGAGATAGATCTTTGTATTATGGATCAACTCACGATCAAACTGACTATGTTGGAGTTTCAACAAATGGAAATGCTAGTATCAATTTTAGCAATTCTGGAGGAACTATTGTTGGTGAAAATAGTGGGTTTAATGGAACTCAAATTTCATCTTTAAGTGGAATTACTACAACAGTTAATGGTTCAATTATAAATTTAGGAGTTACATTTACAGATGGACTATCAAATCCTGAGATAAATAAAAAGACGGGAGATATAATTTATATTGATAATAGACCTCTCGTTTCTCGCAATATTAGGCAAAAAGAAGACATTAAAATTATCCTGGAATTCTAAGAAATGGCACAAAAGACAAATCTAAATGTAAGTCCATATTTTGATGACTTCGATTCTGAAAAGAACTTCTACAAAGTTCTTTTTAATCCAGGAAGACCAGTACAGGCAAGAGAATTAAATAATATCCAATCAATTTTACAAAACCAAATTGAGTCATTTGGTAGTCATATTTTTAAAGAAGGATCAGTAGTAATTCCGGGAAGCACTACTTATGATCCTAACTTCTTTGCTGTCAAATTAAATTCCACTTCTTTTGGAGTTAACATATCCGCATATATCGAACAATATGTAGGAAAATTAGTAGAAGGTCAAATTTCGGGAATCACTGCATTTGTTCAAAAGGTTGAAATACCAAGTTCAATCAATAACTTAGATTATGTTACACTGTATGTAAAATATATTGATTCTGACAATGATTTTAATATCAATCCATTTCAAGATGGTGAACCATTAGTGTCGGGTGAAAGTATTGTTTATGGAAACACTACAATCGCATCGGGAACTCCTTTTGCATCTTTGATACCTACAGATGCCACTTCTACAGGATCTGCTGCTTCCATCGATGATGGAATTTATTTCGTAAGAGGTACATTTGCAAGGGTATCCAAGCAAACTATTATTCTAGACTATTATACAAATACACCATCATATAGAGTAGGACTTAAAGTATCTGAAGAAATTATAACTGCTAAAGAGGATTCTTCTCTTTATGATAATTCAAAAGGATTTACAAATTATGCTGCCCCTGGAGCAGATAGATTTAAAATAGGTTTATCCCTCACCAAAAAAACCATTGATAGTGTAGAAAACGATACTGACTTTATTGAAATACTTAGAATTGAAAATGGTGAGATTAAAAAATTTAATACCAAAACTCAGTATTCTGTAATAAGAGATTATTTAGCGCAAAGAACTTTTGATGAATCCGGCAATTATTCCGTAGAACCATTTAAAATTTCTTTACATAATTCTTTAAATAGTAGACTTGGAAATAACGGACTATTTTTTGACAATCAAAAAACTGAGTCTGGAAATACTCCATCTGATGATTTAATGTGTGTAAAATTATCACCAGGAAAAGCATATGTAAAAGGTTATGATATTGAAAAAGTTGCAACCACTATTTTGGATGTAAGTAAACCAAGAGAAACTCAAAACGAAGGAAATGTAAATATTCCTTTTGAAATGGGAAACTTATTGAGAATTAATAATATAACTGGATCTCCAAAACAAAATGAATCTATAGAACTTCATTCCGTAAGAAGAAGTTCTTCTGGGAATCCATCTTCAAATACTAAAATTGGAGATGCTAGAGTTTATAACTTTAGATTAACCGATGCTGCTTATTCTGGAGCAACTACTAATTGGGATTTATATCTTTATGACATACAAACATATACTTTATTAGAATTAAATGCACCAGTTTCATCTGTAGGATTTTCAACTTCCTATTTTATTAAAGGTAAAAGCAGTGGTGCTAATGGATTTTTAGTTGATTCTGGATCTAGTAGCACAATTAAAGTTAGGCAAACATCTGGATCTTTTATCAAAGGCGAACAAATTATTATTAATGGTCTGGAATTATACTCTAGATCTATTGCCAATATTACTGCATATAATAGTGAAGACATTAAGCAAGTATATCAACCCACATCAACATCTGGATTTACAACTGCTTTTATTGGAGATTCTGTATTAGACAGGCAGATTCCAATTGGATTTAATGCTTCCGATACTATTAACATCACCTCTGGTGGAGTAGTAACTTCTCCGGGGAAATTTTTTAATACAATTAAGGTTGGGTCTATAATAAGATATCAATCTCCCAACAGATCAGATGAAACTTTTAATAGAGTTGATAGTATAAGTTCTACTGGAAATTCAATAACTGTTTCAGGAATTGCCACAGTTAGTGGAATTTGTGATGGTGCTGTTGGAGTGGCAACAAACTTATCATTTAGTCTCGGAATTCCAAAAATTAGAAACTCAGATAAAGGATATTTATATGCTGAGTTGCCCAATTCAAATATATCACAAGTAGATTTAAATGATTCTATTTTGACTTTTAGCGCACAATCTACTAGTGCTATATCTTCAAGTAGTCCAATAGTTCTTTCAGTATCTAATTTCTCACTACCTTCTGGATTATCAACAGCATTATTTGCATCTTTTGACGAAGAGCGTTATTCAGTTCATTATACAGATGGTACTACACAATCTTTAACACCAGATCAGTTTTCTTTATCAAATAATCAGGTAACATTATCAAAACTTACTTCTGGAAAAACAACATCATCAATTAATGCAACCTTTATTAAAAATGGGGTACAAAGTAAGCAAAAACAATATAATCGTAGTAATACTTTAAATGTAATCTATTCAAAGTACCCCGAATCAGGAAGTGGAATTAGTACTTCTATTAATGATGGTTTAGTGTATAATCAATATTATGGATTGAGAGTTCAAGATGAAGAAATTTCTCTCAATTATCCAGATGTTTCTAGAGTATTGGCAGTATACGAATCTTTAAATACATCAAACCCAACTTTAGACAGTTTATCGTTTAGTTCTGTTTTAAATATTGGTACAAATGCCATTGTTGGCGAAAATATTATCGGATCAGAAAGTGGTTGTGTTGCTAGAGTTGTATCAAAGTCAACTAATAGTGTCAGCATTGTTTATTTAAATTCTAATAGATTTGTTAGTAATGAAATTGTAACTTTTAAAGAATCAAATATTACTGGAGAAATAGATTTTATAACTTTTGGAAATTATAGTGATATTACTAATAAATTTATTTTAGATAAGGGGCAAAAAGAACAATATTATGATTACTCTAAATTAATTAGAAATAAAGGAGAAACTGAACCCTCAAAGAAACTTTTGATAGTATTTGACTATTATAGCGTGCCTCCAAATGATAATGGAGATGTATATACTGTAGCAAGTTATAATAAAGAACAATTTAATTCAGATGTTCCTTTAGTTGGAAATAATAATGTTAGAGCATCTGATACTTTAGATTTTAGACCAAAAGTATCTATATTCACTACAAATACTTCTTCACCTTTCGATTTTTCAAATAGAAATTTTAGTTCATCAATTAAACTTAATTTAACTCCAAATGAAAACACTATTGTTGGATATGATTATTATTTGGGAAGAGTTGATAAAATATATTTAAATAAAAATGGCAATTTTGTTTACTTAGAGGGATTATCTTCTCAAAGTCCAAAATCTCCTTCAAAAATAGATGACTTAATGGAGTTGGCAACAATTACTCTACCTCCATATTTGTATAATGTAAAAAATGCAGTATTATCTCTTGTAGATAATAGAAGATATACTATGAGAGATATTGGTCTAATTGAAAATAGAGTCAAAAATCTTGAACGAGTAACTTCATTATCACTTTTAGAACTAAGTACACAAACTCTACAAGTACAAGATTCTCAAGGTTTTAATAGATTTAAAACTGGATTTTTTGTGGATGATTTTAAAAACGATGAAAGGATAAATAAACTCTTTTCTTCGATTGAGGTTGATAGAGAATCTCAAGAAATGAGACCAATCATTTCAAGAAATAGTTTAAAAAACTACCTTGCGCCTGCAGAAAACATCACTGATGAAAGCATAGATTTATCCACAAATTATCAATTATTAGATTCTAATGTAAAGAAAACTGGATCAACAGTTACTCTTAAATATGATTCTGAAAAATGGTTATCGCAACCATTAGTAACAGAAATTAATGGAAGTCCTCAAGTAGAAAATGTAAACCCATATCATGTAGTAACATATATTGGATCAGTAAAATTATTCCCAGAAAGAGATAACTGGGTAAGAACAATACAATTGCCCGATAAAGTAATTTCTGTTACTGATTATGTTTTAGTTGAAAGAAGCGCAGTAGAAACTGACAATAGAAATGTAGCAGTTAATCAAAATATAAGAGTTGCTGATTTTGATAGGCGAGGACAAACTGAAGCAACTTCAAATACCACTCAATCTCTCTCCAGTAGACAAAGTGTTTCTGATGTTTCAAATACATCCAGATCTACTTCATCTGTTAATAATTTATTGGAGAGTCGTCGAGAAGAATACATGAGATCTAGAAACACTGAGTTTTCTATTTCAAACTTAAAACCATATACAAGGTATTATCAATTTTTAGATGGTAATAGTTCGGTAGACTTTATTCCAAAACTTATTGAGATTGCAAATGACACTTCTTTACAAAATAATGGAGCATCTTCCGCATTTACAGTTGGTGAAACTGTCGTTGGATATGATAGTCAAAATAAAAAGATTATTTCCTTTAGAGTTGCAACTCCAAATCATAAATTTGGATCATACAATTCCCCAACAACAACATTTAATGTAAATCCATATATTAAATCAGAATCCTTACCAAATGCTTATAGTGCTTCATCAAAAGTATTGAATATAGACACATATTCACTCTCAGAAGAGGCACAAGGTCTTTACTCTGGATATTTAGTTAAAGGTGCAAAACTTGTTGGACAAACAAGTGGAACTATTGCGTATGTAAAAGATTTAAGGTTAATATCTGATAATTTTGGTGATATGATCGGTTCTTTCTTTATTAGAGATCCAAACACTGTACCAGCACCTGATGTAAGAATTAACACTGGAAATAAAACATATAAGGTTACATCTAGTTCAACAAACGAAATTCCAGCTTCTGGAAGTGCAAGTATATCATCAGCAGAGACTAATTATGTATCTGATGGAACTTTAGAACTATATGAAAGGACTATTACCAATACAGAAACAGTAACTACTACAAGGACAACTACTACAACTGTAACTCTTACCAATACAACAGTTATAACTACGACAGAATATTATGACCCCTTAGCACAGTCATTTAGTGTGGGAGGAAGTCAAACGCAAAATGATGATGAAAATGGTGCTTATGTAACTGGAGTTGATTTATTCTTCTATAAAAAAGATACTTCCAATAATCCTTTAACAGTTCAGATTAGAACTTTAGAACTTGGAACGCCAACAAGAACAGTAATTGGAAATTCCGTCACACTTAGACCAGATCAAATTAATATTTCAAATGATGCTTCTGCAGCAACAAGAGTTACATTTGATTATCCCATTTATCTTGCACCCAATTTAGAGTATGCAATTGTTCTGCTTGCACCAGAAAGTGTAGAGTATGAGGTATTTGTTGCACAACAAGATCAAAAAATATTTAAATCTGCAAATTTACCTCAAGGAGATGCAGGCAAATATGGACAACAATTTGCTATAGGAAGTCTATTCAAGTCTCAAAATGGATCTATATGGACTGCAGATCAAACAAAGGATATGAAGTTTATTTTATATCGTGCAAACTTCATAACTAACACACCATCAACTGTATATTTCTATAATCCAACATTAAATGAAAGTAATGGGTATGTTAAAAATCTGCAGAGTAGTCCACTAACAGCATTTCCTAGAAGATTGAGTGTAGGTATAACAACAACTACAAATGCAAATACTATTGGTATCTTAACAACTGGAAGAAAAGTAAGTGAAAGTGTCAAAACATATAATTATGGATATATTGTGGGTACTGGTTGTTCTGTTTCTTCTGTTGGAATTACTACTGGAGGATTTAACTATGTAACAGACTCCAATGTGTCCACATTCAATATTATTGGAAGTGGATCTGGACTTACTTTAGACATCACTAATGTTTCTACAGGTACTTCTTCAATATCAGAAATTAGTGTAGTAAATCCTGGAAATGGTTACGCAGTTGGAGACGTTGTTGGTATTGTAACCTCTTCCGTTTTAAGTAATAGTGGAAGAGATGCAAGAATAACAATTACAGGAAACAACAACGGCATCGATACTTTATATCTGAGTAATGTTCAGGGAGAATCATTTACTACAGATGGAACTTCTAATTTAGTATATTATGATAATTCCAACAATTCAGTTACTATGGGTTCTACTTTTATTAGAAGTTCTACTCCTACTGGATCTCTTTATAATGGAAATTTTGTTAAAGTAAATCATTTTAATCATGGAATGTATGCACCTAACAACAAAGTTGCAATTTCTGGAGTATTGCCAAACGTTTCACCAACTACATTATCCCAATCCATAACTGCATCTTCGACTTCAATTTCGGTTGCAAGCACTGCAAACTTCACTACTTTTGAAGGGAAACCTGTTAATGGTACTAACTTTGGATATGTAATTATAGAAAATGAAATAATCAGATATGAAAGTGTTGGATCTGGAACTCTAGAAACACTATCAAGAGGGCAGTTTTCCACACTTACAGTTCCTCACGACAATAATACACAAATTTACAAGTATGAATTTAATGGAGTTTCTTTGAGTAGAATCAATACAACCCACGATATTAGTGACTTTGGAATAGACCTTGATAGTTATTATATTGAGATTGGCAGAACTTCTAATGGTCTAAGCAGAGGTTCTGATTCTGCAGGATATCCACAACTTTCATTCACAACTGAGTTAAACTATGGGGGAAATAGTGTATTTGCTACCGAAAATATTCAGTATGATTCCATTGTACCATTTTACAGAATTATATCTCCAACAGATTTAACTTCAGTTTCTGCAAAAATTAGAACGGTGAGTGGAACTAGTGTTTCTGGGAATGAAGTATCATTTAATGACTTAGGTTACGAAGATATTCAATTAAATTCTCTCAATCAATTATCATCTACCAGAATTGTTTGTTCCAAAGTAAATGAACTTGAATACTTAACTGGATTGCCAAGAAGTAAATCATTTACTACAGCAATTACTTTACAAACAACAGATAAATATGTTTCCCCTCAAATCTTTTTAAATGGTTCTTTTACCGATTTCCATAGTAACAGAATTAATTCACCAATATCTAATTATTCTGCTGATAATCGAGTTAATTCTTTTATTGAAGATCCGCATTCTGCAGTTTATATATCAAATACAGTTAGACTTTCCCAGTCTGCAACTTCTCTGAAAGTAATATTGTCTGCTTGTAGACATTCTTCTGCAGATTTTAGAGTATTATATAGTTTAATTAGACCAGATTCTAGTGAGGTTACACAATCATTTGAATTATTCCCAGGATATGACAATCTAACTATAGACAATAATAATGATGGATATCTTGATGTTGTAGATTCTGCAAAGAATAGTGGATTACCTGATGTATTTGTACGCTCCAGTAGAGAAAATGAATTCTTAGAATATGAGTTTTCTACAAATAATCTTGGAGAGTTTACTGGATATATTATAAAGATTGTAATGTCATCTACGGATCAAGCACATCCGCCAAGATTTAAAGATTTAAGGAGTATTGCAATCAGATGATGATACCAGTCAAAGGGCATCCAAATTTATACAGGGATGAAGAAACAGGTGCAATTGTCAACCAAGACAATATATCTTATAATCAATATGTCAATAGTTTAAACAATAGGAATACTCAAAGAAGAGAACTAGATGAAATGAAAAGGGACATTGAGGAAATTAAATCTTTATTGAAGGAGATTGTAAATGGATCCAAATGAAATTGAATTAGAATCAATAGATAAACTATTTGAATATGAAAAACACTCTAGAGTAATTGATGGTTTAAGTGAAGAAGAACTAAAAATTTTTGCTAAACTCTATTGTAAATTGTATTTAAAGCAACAAGAAGTTGTTACATCTTTATGTGAAATTAAAATATAAATAGAAAGTAGAGATCAAAAAATAGATGTCAGCAGTATATGTAAACAATCTAGTTATAAATGCTGGTTCTGACTTTTCACAGTCTTTTAGTTTGCAAAGTTCTGATACAGAATCAGCACTAGACTTAACAAATTATACTGTCGAATCTCAATTGAGAAAATGGTCTGGTAGTTCCAATTCTGTTAGTTTTGCCGCAACTATAACCGACCCACCAACACTAGGTAGAGTATTTTTAAATTTAACTTCTGAACAAACTTTATCAATTAAACCTGGAAGATATGTGTATGATATTTTAGTTGTTGATAACTATAATGTTAAAACTAGAGTGGTTGAGGGAATGGTTCTCGTAAGAGAAGGAGTTACTCGATAATGTCCGATATAAAGGTAAGAGTTGGTCAACAAAATGCGATTAAAGTTGTTTCTTCTTTTTCTGGCGGAGCATCTTTTGCCGAAAATTCAAATAATTCGGTAAATGTTATTGGTGGTATTGCGGCCGTATCCCAATTAAATGTTAGTGGAATATCAACTTTTGTTGGAATTGCAACTTTTAATACCGATGTTTATATTGGTGGCGATCTTTATATCCAAGATGATTTAAGATTTGATGAATTTACTGCTAGAAATGCAAATATAACTGGTATTGCAACAATTGCCTCGTTTTATTATCCAAATTATAATGTTGGTGGAGTTGCATATTTTAATTCTTCTGGTTTTTTAGTTTCAACGGGATCTACCAGCAATTCTATAGATTATACTAACTATATAATGACAACAGATAATTCTGGCGTCCCAGTTTGGTCAAATACAATAGATGGAGGAATCTATTAATGGCAAAACCAACTACCAGACAAGAACTTATTGATTACTGTCTTCGCAAATTAGGTGCTCCTGTATTAGAAATTAATTTGGATGATGACCAAATTGATGATTTGGTTGATGATGCTTTACAATACTTCAATGAAAGACACTTTGATGGTGTTGAAAGAATGTACCTGAAATATAAAATTACACAAGAAGATATTGATAGAGGTAGAGGGAAGGGAACAAATGGTGTAGGAATAGTAACCACTACTGGATCTGCAAATATTAGTGGTATTGGTACTACAACATTTAATTTTTACGAAACTTCCAATTTCATTCAAGTTCCAGATTCAGTAATTGGTATTGAAAAGGTATTTAGATTTGATACTAGTTCCATTTCAGGAGGAATGTTTAGTATTAAATATCAGTTATTTTTGAATGATTTATATTATTTCAATTCTGTTGAATTATTGCAGTATGCTATGGTAAAAAGTTACTTAGAAGATATTGATTTTCTTTTGACAACTGATAAACAAATTAGATTTAATAAAAGACAAAATAGGATGTATTTGGATATTGATTGGGCATCACAAACTGTAGGAAACTTCTTGGTAATCGATTGCTATAGGGCATTGGATCCCTCCAGTTTTACTAAAGTTTATAATGATAGTTTTATGAAAAAATATCTGACCGCTCTTATGAAAAAACAGTGGGGACAAAATCTAATCAAATTCAGAGGAGTAAAACTTCCTGGTGGAATTGAGTTGAATGGTAGAGAACTATATGAAGATGCTGAAAAAGAATTGGAAGATATAAAGCAGAGAATGACCATGGAATACGAACTTCCACCTTACGATTTTATTGGATAATAATGGCACTTAATCCTTTTTTTCTACAAGGTTCTCCTGGAGAACAAAGACTTTTACAAGATTTAATTAACGAACACTTAAAAATATATGGAGTGGATGTAATTTATATTCCGCGAAAATTTGTGAGGAAACAGACTATTATCAGAGAAATTCAATCTTCCAAGTTTGATGACAATTATGCAATTGAAGCATACATTAATAATTATGATGGATATACAGGTCAAGGAGACATTCTTTCAAAATTTGGAGTAAGTTTAAAGGATGAACTTAGTTTAGTAATTTCAAAAGAAAGATTTGAAGACTTTATTTCTCCATTTTTAGAATCTGGTGATAATGATGAAATTGTATTATCTTCTAGACCTAGAGAAGGAGATTTGGTTTACTTCCCATTGGGAGAAAGATTATTTGAAGTTAAATTTGTTGAACATGAAGTTAATTTTTATCAATTAGGAAAACTTTATATGTATGAATTAAAATGTGAGTTATTTGAATATGAAGACGAAGTTATTGATACCTCAATTGAAGAAATTGATACCCAAATCAAAGATGAGGGATATATTACAACACTCCAATTAATTGGCGCAGGATCTACAGCAACTGCTACTGCCACAATTAATACCGGATATGTGCGTCAAATATTTTTAAATAATGATGGATATAATTACACCTCAACTCCTACTATAGCAATTTCATCAGCACCAGTGGGTGGTCAAAATGCCAGTGCTATTGCCATTACAACTTCTAGAGCAGGAGTTTATTCCATCGAATCCATCATATTAACAAATGCTGGTGCAGGGTACACTGTAGCACCAACAATTTCTATAGTTGGTGGAGGTGGAACTAATGCAATTGCTACTTGTTCAATTGAAACCAGTAGAAATGGAATTAGTAGATTTGTTATTACAAATTCTGGCAGTGGATATGTAAATTCACCGATAGTAAGTATTGCAGGATCTGTTGGTACAGGACAGACTGCCGTTGCAATGGCAATAGTTGGTGTGGGACAATCTATTAATTCAATTAGAATTATAAATCCTGGAGTAGGATATACTGTTGCACCTACTATTACAATTGCACCACCACCTATTCTTTCTGGGATTGGTACTTATAGGTTTAATGAAGAAGTGGTTGGATCAATTTCTGGCACTAAAGGAAGAGTTAAATCTTGGGATTTTGATACAAAAATACTCAAAGTATCTTTTGTGGATAATGCTGGAACAAAAGAGTTTTATCCTGGAGAATTATTAGTTGGTACAGCATCTAGTTCAATTTATTCTATACAATCATATGATACTTGGGATCAGTATGATAAATATAGTGAAAATATTGAAATTGAAAATGCAGCTGACGGCATCATAGATTTTTCAGAATCAAATCCATTTGGTACATTTTAATGTTAGGAACTTACTATTATCACGAAATTATTAGAAAAACTGTTATTTCTTTTGGAACGGTTTTTAATGAAATTTATATAAGACATAAAGATGCTTCGGGTGATAGTGTAAGTGAGATGAAAGTTCCCTTGGCGTATGGACCAATTCAAAAGTTTTTAGCGCGTATAAACCAACAACCAGAATTGAATAAACCAATTGCGATGACATTACCTAGAATGTCATTTGAGATGACTTCTATTCAATATGATGCCACAAGAAAATCTGGTGTCACACAAACGTTTAAAGCAATAGATGGCAATAATTTAAAAAAAGTTTTCATGCCAGTACCATATAATATTGGGTTTCAATTAAATATAATGACAAAATTGCAAGATGATGCTCTACAAGTTGTAGAACAAATACTTCCATACTTTCAACCATCATTTAATTTAACTGTAGACTTAATATCTTCAATCGGAGAGAAACGAGATATTCCTATTGTTTTAGATAGTGTTTCTTTCACTGATGATTATGAGGGAGATTTTTCTACAAGAAGAATTTTAATTTATACTCTCAATTTTACTGCAAAAACTTACCTATTTGGTCCTATTGCAGACTCTACGGATGGTCTTATTCGTAAGGTACAAGTTGATTATTATAACTCCACAGATACTGCAACAGCAAAAAGAGAAATGAGATATACTCTCACCCCAGATCCAATTGATGCAAATCCTGAAGATGACTTTGGATTTAATGAAGTTTGGGAAACTTTTAGAGATTCCAAATCTTATAGTCCAACACAACAAAGAGATATTTGATAAATTATGAAAAATCAATATGACGGGTTAGATTCTGCTCTCAATATTAAAAGTGAAATTGTCGAAGTAGAAAAAGTGAAAGAAGATTTGAATATATCTCCTATAAAAACTGATGATATTCAAAAAGATTATGAATACACAAGAGCAAATCTTTACTCCTTAATTGAAAAGGGTCAAGAAGCAATTAATGGGATTATGGAAATTGCTGGAGAAGGTGGATCTGCAAGAGCATATGAAGTTGCTGGTCAATTAATTAAAAGTGTTGCCGATACGACAGATAAATTGATTGACCTTCAGAAGAAACTAAAAGATGTTGAAGATGAATCTGTTAAGACAACCAATAATGTAACTAATAATGCTGTCTTTGTTGGATCTACATCAGAATTATCAAAACTACTCAAACAAGGTTTTCTAAATAATAAAGAGTAATAAATTATTTTTGTGCATAAAGTAAAGTCCCACAAATCAGTTGAGCAAATTGCGAAGAAACATCGTCTTGAAGTTTCTTTCGTGAAGAATCAACTCAAAATGGGAATTCCTATTGAGCATGAGCATACGAAAGATAAAGATTTAGCAACTGATATTGCTCTTCAACATCTTGATGAAATTCCAGATTATTACACTCGATTGAAAAAAATGGAAGCAGATGCTAAAAAGCACCATAAGAAATTTAAAGATGTAAAAGAAGGAAATCTACATAAATGGTTCAATAAGTCCAGTTCAAAAGATGGAAAACCTGGATGGGTAAACGTTGTAACTGGGGGAACTTGTGCAAGTGATGAACCAGGAGAAGGAACTCCAAAATGTGTTTCTTCTGCAAAAAGAGCAAGTATGACTCCTGCTGAAAGACGCTCTGCATCAAGAAGAAAAAAAGCAGCAGATCCAGGACAACAATCAAAATCTGGTGCCGAAAAACCAACCTATGTTTCTACCGATAAACCAAAAATGAACGAAGAAAAAGACATTAAAGGAAAAGGTAGTGGTAAAAAAGATGCCTGCTATAGTAAAGTAAAATCAAGATATGATGTTTGGCCAAGTGCATATGCATCAGGAGCACTAGTCAAGTGTCGTAAAGTTGGCGCTGCTAATTGGGGTACAAAATCAGAAGATTGTTGGGATGGTTATAAGCAAGAAGGTATGAAAAAGAAGGGTAAAAAAATGGTTCCAAATTGTGTTCCAGTAAAAGAGGAGCAAACAATGATTAGATATTGTCCAAAATGTCAAAAAGACGAAACTAGAAATGAGTGCAAATATGGTCCAAGGTATTGGGACATGTTTTCAACTCCATCAGCATTGACAACTAATCAATTAAAATACAATATTGCTACTGTTCACCCTGGAAATTTCCCAGAGTCATATGATCACGAGCACTCTATGGCAAGATCAGAACTGTCCACAATCGTTTCTGCTGCCAAGAGACTTCGCAAAAAAATGAAGGGAGAAGGTAATATTGAGGCATGGGTACAATCAAAAATTACAAAAGCAGCAGATTACCTGGATAGTGCTGCAGATTATGTTGATAGTGGTGAAATGAAAGCAGAAGAATACTCAAACTGGAGATCAGATTTTGGATTATCTGAAGACTGGCAAAAAGTCAATCGCAAAGACAAAACTGATGGATTAAGTTCTGCTGCGGTTAAAGCATATCGTCGTGAGAATCCTGGTTCAAAACTCCAAACTGCTGTAACTGAAAAGAAACCAAAAGGTAAAAGAGCAAAGCGTCGTGCTTCATTCTGCCGGCGCATGTCTGGGATGAAGGATAAACTCACCTCAGCAAAAACTGCAAGAGATCCAGATTCAAGAATCAATAAAGCACTTCGTCGTTGGAACTGTAACTAAAATGAAATCATTTCAACAGTTTATTTCAGAAAGCATCAATATTGCCGGTGATTTTAACGGCAATCTTTATATGAATTCTTCCGAACCAGAAACGGCAAACGAATCTTTTCTTGCTGATGTAGTTTGGAAAGGAAGATTATATCGTATGGAAGTTGAAGGAAAAATGATGGATAAAAATCAACTTGCAGAGCAACTACAAGGAGAATATCCTGGAGCGATTGTTCATAATATATACCCAGTAGAATCTACTTCTATAAAAATCAAAAACGCACAAAGATATAGACCAGAAAGATTATCGTGGAGTGAATGATTAATGGCACAATTTAATAAGAATGACCAGGACTTTCTGAATCAAGAAAGGACACTTTTTGAAGTCAATATGATTGCCAATAAAAATGGCGAAGTAGTTACAATTGACAATCCATTTCCAGTTACTCTTCCACCAATAGCAACTGATGCTTTTGGTAGACTGAGAATGTCCACTCCACTTACACTTTTTGATAGTTCTCACAGATATAGGGATAATAATCTTTGGAGTGGTTTAGTTGTTGGTACTGGTTCAACAGTTGGATTTTCAACTGCACAAGGTTTGATTAATATGACTGTTGGTGTAGGAAGCACTGCATCAGTCATCAGAGAAACCACAAAAGTATTTTCATACCAACCAGGAAAATCATTACAGTCATTAAATACATTTGTATTCAATCCAGCAAAAGAAAATCTTCGCCAAAGAGTAGGATATTATGGCGCAGATAATGGAATGTATTTAGAACTTGATGGAAGTAATTTATATTTTGTAGAGAGAACTTTTGTTCCTGGAATTACGACAGAAACAAGAGTGGCGCAAGCAGACTGGAATATTGATACAATGCTTGGTGCTGGTTATTTAAATCCATCTGGTGTCACATTAGACATCAGTAAAGCACAGATTATGTGGATGGATATTGAATGGTTAGGACTTGGAACTGTAAGATTGGGATTTGTAGTTAATGGTAAGTTTATTCATTGCCACTCATTTCATCACGCAAATCTTATCAATACAACTTATATAACAACAGCATCATTACCTATTAGATATGAGATTACAAATACTGGAATTACAACCAGTGCAAGCACACTTAAACAAGTTTGTTCTTCGGTAATTTCAGAAGGTGGTTATGAACTTCGTGGATTACAGCAAGCAGTAGGAACACCAGTTCAAACACCAGTTGATTTAACAACGGCAGGAACTTATTATACAGTCATATCTATTCGCCTTAAAACAACACCAAATAGATTGGATGCAATTGTAATTCTAACCGCACTTTCAATTCTTGGTATTACAAATAATGCAACTTATAACTGGCAAGTAAGAGCATCTGGAACATCTGTTGGTGGAACTTGGAATGATGCTGGTCTTGATAGTTCTGTTGAATATAAAATTGATGGTGGAACTTATACTGGCGGAAGAATATTAGCATCTGGATATTTGTACGGGTCTAATCAAGGTTCAACACCGGTTGATATTCTTAAAGAGGCATTATTCAAGTTTCAGTTAGAAAGAGATGCATTAAATGGGACACCTTATGAACTTTCTCTCGTTGCTTCTTCCAATGCTAATGGTGCAGATATTCACGGGTCTATGGACTGGGAAGAAATTAGTAGGTAACTTATTATGAGTGATAATATCTATTTGGGAAATCCAAACCTGAAAAAAGCGAATACACAAATTCAATTCACTGAAGAACAAATTATTGAGTTCTTAAAGTGTAAAGAAGATCCTGTCTATTTTGCTAGAAACTATATCAAGATTGTTTCTCTGGATCACGGTCTCGTTCCTTTTGAGATGTATCCATTTCAAGAGAAACTGATTCACAATTTCCATAAGAATAGATTTAACATTTGTAAGATGCCCCGTCAGACGGGTAAAGCTTTATCATTGGATACTCCAATTCCAACTCCAAACGGTTGGACAACTATGGAAGATCTTAAAGTTGGTGATGATATTTTATCCCCAACAGGAGATTCTGTTTCAGTTATAATGAAAACTGAAACAATGTACAATCATGACTGTTATAAAATATATTTTGATAATGGTGAAGAAATAATTGCAGATGCAGATCATTTATGGGAAGTTAATAGTTCATATTGGAGAACTGGAAAGAAAGTTATAACTTCTAAAGATATATTTGATCAATATAAATCAAAGGTAAAAAATAAAAGAGGAAAGGGATTTCAAGGATCTTTATTTGTAAACAAATCAAAACCAATTAACTTTATTAAAAATATATTAGATATTGATCCATATCTTCTTGGTGTTTGGTTAGGTGATGGTTATTCTTCTGATGGAAGAATAATTGCACATAAAGATGACTATGATTTCTATAAAGAAAAGTTTGATATAGAACATGAGAGAGAACAGAACAATTGCATTAGATTTAAAATTAAAAATTTATATTCTAAATTAAAAAACTACAATTTACTTAAAAATAAGCATATTCCGCCAAAATATCTTCGTTCTTCCTATAAAGATAGAATAGAACTTCTTCGAGGTTTAATGGACACTGATGGATCTGTTAGAAAAAACAGCAGATCGTTTGAATTTTATCAAAAAAATTATGATATAATCTTACAAGTTGTTGAGTTACTTTCTTCTCTTGGCATAAAGTCAAATATAAGGAGGAAAAAAATTGAAGGAAATTACTATCATACAGTATCTTTTTCAACTAAAGAAAGAGTATTTAATCTTCCAAGAAAAATTAAAAATATAAATTCAACAAAGTTAGTAAGAAAACAAGAAAGTAGACACTATATTCATAAAATAGAAAAAGTTGATAGTGTACCAGTTGCGTGTATACAAGTTGATAGTGAAGATCATCTGTTTTTGTGCGGTAGAACTTTTATTCCCACTCACAATTCTACAACTGTCGTTTCATATCTTTTACACTACGCTGTTTTTAATGATAATGTCAATATTGCAATTTTGGCAAACAAGGCATCAACTGCTAGAGATCTTCTTGGAAGATTACAACTTGCATATGAGAATTTACCAAAGTGGATGCAGCAGGGTATTATATCTTGGAACAAAGGATCACTAGAATTAGAGAATGGATCCAAGATTTCATCCAACTCTACTTCTTCATCTGCTGTCCGAGGTGGATCATATAACGTAATTTTCTTGGACGAATTTGCATTCATTCCAAATCACATTGCAGATGACTTTTTTGCATCAGTATATCCTACTATTTCCTCTGGTCAAAGCACAAAAGTTATTATAGTTTCAACTCCACGCGGTATGAATCATTTCTACCGTATGTGGCATGATGCGGAAAGAAATAAAAATGAATATGTACCAACTGATGTTCATTGGTCTGAAGTTCCTGGTAGAGATGATGCTTGGAAAGAACAGACAATCGCAAACACTTCCGAGCAGCAGTTCAAGGTTGAGTTTGAATGTGAATTCTTAGGATCTGTTAACACTCTTATTAACCCAGCGAAACTCAGGAACCTTGTTTATGAAGATCCGATAAAAAGAAATGCAGGTTTAGATGTATATGAAAATCCAAAAGAAGAGCATAACTACCTAATCACAGTTGACGTTGCTCGCGGATTGGGAAATGATTATTCCGCATTTATTGTTTTTGATATAACCAACTTCCCATATAAAGTTGTAGCGAAATATAGAAATAATGAAATTAAACCGATGCTATTCCCAAGCATTATATACGAGGTAGCAAAAGGATACAATGATGCTTGGTTGCTAATTGAAGTTAAT